GCCACCTTTACCATTAATAGAAGGAATGGAACTATTGTTGACATTTTTCTTATTGCGCGCTCTTTGCTTTCGCTTAGATACCATGTTTACTAGACTTAGTTCTCTGTTAAATTTATAACTGGCCCGTCGTTTAAAACGGCTCGCTAAGGGTGGGTGCGCAACCCATGCCGGTCTAGACGGCTGCTGCCCTTCCACGCTTATATCTTAATAGTCAGTCTGAGACAAAGTCAGAAAGACCGGATCTTCGATATAAGCAGGTAAATGATTGACGGTATTCAGCAATTTCTCAATACGAACTAGGTCTTGATCCTCAAACCCATATCGTTCAAAAAACGCTGTTTTGCACATAGTTATATTCAGGTCGACACTAAGAACCACTTTGGGCTTCCAGGACTCCGAAATACCATCTATAACTACGGGTGTTCCTTGCAAACCAAATTTAGATAAAGTTTTTAGAAAAACTCCCAAGATCGGATAATTAAAAGGAACGTTTCCATAACTATTGGCCATAGCTTTGGAGACGATCCTCAAGGCTTTCTTACTATCTTTCGTCTTTGCTATTTGTTCAGGGGATTTAAGTAACTTACCTAGTTTCACAACGGCACTAGGAAGAGGCAGCCAGGCACAAAACCCGCTGCACGTGGGCATCCACCACCCTTTCAAAAAGGTGATTTGATGCAAATCCTGCGTATTTTTCAACTTAACAGCAAATCCGAGGTCTCTAGCCGATTTTACCAAATCTTTTTCATTTTTCTGAATTGTATGAATATACATTGCTGTAGTAGCCATTGAATTAAGAAGTGTAGTCAACGTAATTCCAGTTGGCATCTGTGTACCTGCATGACCTCTAGCCCGCATAAAATGTTTCTGCATTGTATACGGAGCACGGCAGCAGAAACAGACCGCGTCTAAAAACCAATCTGGGGCTCCCAATTCTTTCATCCAATGGAGAGAAAGACTCAAAGGTCCTTCATCTTGTGTGTGATCAAACTTAGACTGGTCGGCTTCGGAGAAGGGAATTTCAGGATTGAAAGCACCCCATCCGACTACCGAATCGTCTCCTGAAACGGCTATAACAGTGTCCGGACCGGACAAAGAATTGCCAATTTCAGTCAGTTCTCTTGATCATAACCCGCGGCAAAATATATTCTAACAACAAAACCTCCAACTTCATAAGGTTTACCGTCGAA